GACGTTACTGCTATAGATTCATTTAGTGAAACTGTTAGTAAAGTTAACACTGCATTTTCTACTACATCAACTAGCTTAAGTGCTTATACTATAAGTAACCGTCCATCAATGAAAGGATTTAATGAAGCTCCTGACGCTGTTAGAGTTTTATTTACTTCTGGAGTAGTGTTAGGTACTGAAATAGTATTTCTTAACGGTTTGATGCAAGTTTCTGGTGCTTTAAATGATTACACAGTTACATCAAATCCAATAACAGGAATTTTACAAGTAACATTTATGACTGCACCAGCATTAGCTGATAAAGTTAATATTTACGGTGTTACTAGTGGAATTGCTATTCCAACTCCATCTGTAGTTGCATAATAGTTTAAAACTACTAATATGTAATTTACATGAGTTATTTAAAAAGGGGACCTTCGGGTCCCTTTTTTTTACATTTTATAAAGTATTTTACAATGCAAGTACTAACTTGTACATTTAGGAGGTTTGTTGAACAAACATGTTCACTATTTCATCTTTTTTTTCTTCACTTTGAGCATTAATCCACAACCATATAAAAGAAGACTCTATCTTTTTAATTTCATTTTTTTTAGACTGTATCAAGAAGTTTAAAACGTCTGTGTCTTCAAAGTCTAATTCAATTTCAATGTTTAACTCAACACATATTATAAACAAGTCAAATATATTGTACTCATCAGAAGCCTTGGTTGCCTTAACATACACATCTAAATATTTTTCTGAGTTGATTTTGTCAGGATGTGTAAGTTTAACAATTTCTCTATATATCTTTCTAACCTTTTTCTTGGTAGATTCAGACACAATGTTTAAGTCTATTTTGTCTTCTTGTTCAGGTTGAGGAGGCGTTTGTGGAGGAGTAGTAGGAGGAATGTCTTTTCTTATTTCACCAACTTTTTCTAAAAAAGCATGCTTATGTTCATCAACCATCTCTTTCTTGAACTCATCATCAGTCATTAGATAATTATACTCCTTTAACAACTTTTTGATTTCCAATTTTTTTAGTCGATCATCCATTTAATATAAATATATTATGTTTCAACAACTATGTAAACAGTAACTTTTTACTACATATTTATAACAAAATACATCCTAATGAACATATCAATATACGCAGGAAGTTCTTCATTTTTCCCAGGAGACACTCCTTTTGGATTTTACGATAACGACTATGCATTTCAAATTGACGCAGACAAAGTGACTACTTTTTGTGCTAGACGTTTAGGATATCCAATTATGGAAGTTGAACTACAGGACATAAACTTTTACACGGCTTTTGAAGAGGCAGTTACAACATATGGAAATGAATTATACGCATATAATTTAAGAGACAACATGTTAAATGTAGCAGGAGCATCAACTTCTTCAAAAATGAATCATGCTACTTTTACTCCTACTTTAGCAAACATAATAAGAATTTCTCAACAATATGCTGTAGAATCAGGAACAGGAGGAAATGTAAACTATTATAGTGGTTCATTTCACACAACTGCATCTATACAAGATTACAATTTTGACACTTGGGCCTCACAAAACAACATAACAGGAGGAATAGAAATTAAAAGAATATTTTATCAACCGCCTCCACCGTTAAGTCAAGTAGATGTATTTTCTGGTTTAGGAGGAGTTCCAGCAGTTGGTGCTTATGGTTTATTTGGAACAACAGGATTTTTAATGTATCCAACAAGTTTACTACTTCAATCTACTCAAGCAGTTGAAATGCAAAGAGAAGTATCATCAGTAGGATATTCTTTTGAACTTATAAATAAAAAATTAAGAATATTTCCTATACCTACACAGGATGGAGATCACATATGGTTTCAATATCTTAACATTGAAGAAAGAGCAAACAGTGTAATATCTCAAACATTAGGAGTAGTAACTAACGTTTCAAATGCTGGATATTCTAATCCTACTTACACACAAATAAACTCTATAGGCAGACAATGGATTTTTGAATACACTTTAGCATTGTGTAAAGAAATGTTAGGATATGTTAGAGGAAAATATGCCCAAATTCCAATTCCAGGCAAAGAAATTACTTTAAATCAATCAGATTTAATATCAGCAGCAACTGCAGAAAAAACTTCTTTAATAGAAAGATTAAGAGTATTTTTAGATGATACTTCTCGTCAATCATTGTTAGTAAGAAGAAAAGCTGAAAGTGACGCAGCAATTGACGAGTTAGGAAAATCTCCTATGACAATTTTTATCGGATAATAAAAAAATAAAATATGTGTGCATTATTTGGTTCAAGTAGAGATGCTTCATTTATAAGAAAAATGAATCGTGAAATTATGCAAGACATAATAACTCAACAGTGTGCTTTCTACAAATATAATTTAAAAGAAACTACTACAAACATGTATGGAGAAGCGTCAAAAGGAAAAACATTTGATGGTCCTACTTTATTAAATGCTCTTATCACAATTGGAGATGTTACAAGTCCTACAAGTGACTTAGGCGTAAATTTTGACTGGCCAATGTCATTTGCTTTCTTAAGAGATGATTTAGTTGAAGCAAATTTGTTTCCTGAAGTAGGGGATGTTATATTATATCAAGAAAGTTACTGGGAAGTAGATAATACAAATGCTACTCAATTTTTTGCAGGTAAAGATCCTGATTATCCTTATGATCAAAATCCTCTCAATCCAGGATTATCTGAATTTGGATACAATGTTGGTGTAATTTGTGAATGTCACTATGTTCCTTCTGATAGACTTGGAATTCTTAAGTCAAGAATGTAATATTTATTATAAAACTAAGTAATGCCAACACAAGGAAGAAAACCTATACCTAAAACACAAAAGGAGATAAGTATATCTCAACAAGTTCCTTTTGACCAAGAAGTAGGAAATCCTAATTTAACAAATGAAATAAACAGAGGTAAACAAATTTCCTTTAAAGGAGACACTGTTAAACCTTTTTCTATAGGCATTCAAGACATAGATGAGTCTATATTTTACTACTTTAAAAATGTCATTAAACCTTTTGTGTTGCAAAACGGAGAAAGACTAGAAGTACCTGTTATATATGGTTCACCTGAAAAGTGGAAGTCATTTCAAAAGGATGGATATTATAGAGACTCTCAAGGAAGAATTATGATGCCTCTTATTATGATTAAAAGAGACAGTATTGACAAAGTAAGAACTATATCAAATAAACTAGACGCTAATAATCCAAACAACATTTCAATTCACAGAAAGAAATACAGTCCACAAAATGCATACGATAATTTTAATGTGTTAAACAATGTAACACCTCAAAAAACAAATCACATTATTATAACACCAGATTACATTACTGTAACTTATAGTTGCACTGTCAATACTTATTACATGGATCAACTGAATAAAATTGTAGAATCAATTGAATATGCATCTGATTCATACTGGGGTGATCCTGCAAAGTTTCAGTTTAGAGCGATGATTGATTCGTTTACTACAAAGGCAGAAATATCAGATAAAGAGGAAAGAACAGTAAGCAGTACATTTAACATAAAATTAAACGGATACATAATTCCAGATGTGCCACAAAAAGATTTAACATCAATAAAAAAAATACCTGATGTAGTTAAAGTTACAGTAACAGAACAAACAATAAATAATATAAACAACATAAACAAATAAAATCTATGACTATGACAACAAAAATTTTAACACAAGAAGAAATTGCACAATTAAAAGCAATTCAAGAAAAACGTTTTCAATTAACTGAACAATTTGGCATAATTGAACTAAAAATTCAAGAATTTAATTTACAAAAAGAATATTTAGTAGATGAATTGAAAAAGTTACGCATTGAAGAAGTTAAAATAGGAGAAAATTTACAACAAACATATGGTGACGGAACAATCAACATTGAAAAAGGAGAATTTGTAAGTGTTTAATTTTTTTAAAAATTCTTACATATTTATAATAAAATCAAATCATAACAAACAATGGCAGAAACCTTAATATCACCCGGAGTATTAGCAAGAGAAAATGATTCTTCTTTTGTGTCCAAAAGACCAGTTGTAGTAGGAGCAGCAATTATAGGACCAACAGTAAAAGGTCCAGTTGAAGTTCCAACTGTAGTCACTACTTACAGTCAATTTAAAACATTATTTGGCGCAACTCTTATAAGTGGAAGCTCTACTGATAGTCAAACATATTCTTATTTTACATCAATAGCAGCGTACAATTACTTTATTAATGGTGGAACATCATTGTTGGTAACTAGAGTAGTAAGCAGCTCAGTTAATTATACTGCAGCTACAAGTTCATTAATTCAAACAGGATCAGGTGGTCCAACATCAGGTGGTCCTTCACCATTTATTTTATCTACTTTTTCAAAAGGTACAATAATGAACAGTGCCTCTCCAGAATCTAGTGGTTCTTTAGCTAGTGGTTCATCAGATAATGTAAGATGGCAAATTACAAATGCAAACTCAGGATCTGGAACATTCAATTTATTAATTAGAAGAGGAGATGACAATGTACTTACTCCTATAATATTAGAAACATGGACTGGTTTATCATTAGATCCATTGTCTAGCAATTACATTTCACGTGTAATAGGTGATCAGGTTCAAAATTATAATCCAACTAATGTTCAAATGGAAATTAGTGGTTCATACGCTAATAGATCAAATTATGTTTTTGTAAAACAAGTAAATTTTTCTACACCAAATTTCTTTGACAACAATGGAATTGCAAAAAACATATACACTGGTTCATTACCTGTAGCTTCATCTGGTTCATTTGGTGGCGCAGCAGGTACTATTAAAGGCGGCACTAAATTTTATCAAGATATTGTTGCTCTTAACACACAAGGTTTAGAAGGAGCAAATTATGATAATATGATTAATCTTTTGTCAAACAAAGATGACTATCAATTTAATGTACTATTAACGCCAGGATTGTATGATGCAGATTATGCTTCACAAATATCTTCTATTATAACAAATACTCAAAATAGAGGAGACAATATTTTTATATTAGATCCAGTAAAATACAATTCAACTGTGTCAACAGTTGTGTCTCAAGCTGCGTCAAGAAATACTTCATATGCTGCAGAATATTGGCCATGGTGTCAAATTATAGATCCTGAAACAGGAAACATAGTTTGGGTTCCAGCTTCAACAGTTATTGCAGGTGTTTATGCTTACAACGACTCAGTGTCTGAACCTTGGTTTGCACCAGCAGGCATCAACAGAGGTGGATTGTCTCAAGTAGTTAGAGTAGAACAAAAATTATCTCAAGCAAGTAGAGACACTTTATACACAGGAAAAGTAAATCCAATTGCTACATTTCCTGGAACAGGTGTTGTAGTGTATGGTCAAAAAACATTACAAACTAGAGCTAGCGCTTTAGACAGAGTAAATGTTAGAAGACTATTGATTGCTTTAAAATCTTACATTTCTCAAGTAGCAAATAACTTAGTATTTGAACAAAATACAATTGCAACAAGAAATCAATTTTTAAGTCAAGTAAATCCATATTTAACAAGTGTTCAACAAAGACAAGGATTGTATGCTTATAAAGTAATAATGGATGATTCAAACAACACTCCTGACATAATTGACAGAAATGAATTGATAGGTCAAATTTACTTACAGCCAACTAAAACTGCTGAATTTATTTACTTAGACTTCAACGTTACACCAACTGGAGCAACATTTCCAGCATAATAAAATAAACATCTTCCCCTAAGGGGAAGATTTTTTAAAAACATAATATTTATAACAAAACAAAATATAAAATAAAATGGCAATATTAGATCCAAACGAAATATTCTTTATAGCATTTGAACCTAAAGTAAAAAATAGATTTATAATGTATGTTGATGGCATTCCTTCTTACACAATTAAAAAAATTGGCGCTGTAGAAATAACAATGGATGAAATTACTTTAAACCACATTAACGTTCAACGTAAAATTAAAGGTAAAGCAAAATGGGCAAACATTGACATGACTTTATTTGATCCTATTACTCCATCAGGTGCTCAATCAGTAATGGAATGGGTACGTTTACATCATGAATCTGTTACAGGTAGAGATGGTTACTCTGACTTTTACAAGAAAGATGTAACAATCAATGTGTTAGGACCAGTTGGTGACATTGTGTCAGAATGGATTATTAAAGGAGCATTTATTACTAAAGCAAACTTTGGCGACTACAGTTGGGATGATGAAAGTGCAGCTCAAGAATTGTCAGTAAGTTTAGCAATGGATTATTGCATTCTCAATTTTTAGGTCAACAAAAATAAAAATATAAAGAAAACTCACTTAAACTTGGTGAGTTTTTTTTTTGTTTGTATATTTATCACAAAATAAGTTACACTAATAAAATCTATGGAAAACACAATCAATGAAGTCAAATATGACTTTCCAACAGAAGTAATTGAATTGCCTTCAAAAGGCTTAGTTTACCCTGAAGACAACGCTCTATCAAGTGGTAAAGTTACAATGAAATACATGACCGCTAAGGAAGAAGACATTTTAACCAACCAATCATACATTCAAAAAGGCATAGTGCTAGACAAAGTAATGCAAGCATTAATTGTGTCTAAAATTAACTACAATGACTTAATTGTAGGAGACAAAAATGCCATTATGGTTGCTGCTAGAATTTTAGGATATGGTAAAGACTATTCATTTGAATATGATGGAACTGAACATAGTGTAGACTTATCAACAATTGACAATAAGCCATTTGAAGTTAAAAATAAAGGCATTAACGAATTTGACTTTACTTTGCCATCTACTGGCGTAAACATCACTTATAAAATATTAACTCATGGTGATGAACAAAAGATACAAGCAGAATTAGACGGCCTTAAAAAAATAAATAAAAACGATTCTCCAGAACTTTCAACTCGACTTAAATACATGATTACATCAGTAAACAGAGAACGAGAAGCAAAAACAATTCGAGAGTTTGTTGACAAACATTTACTCGCTCGAGACTCAAGAGAATTAAGAAAACACATTAAAACAACTCAACCAGACGTAGATCTGACTTTTTTTCCCGAAGGGAGTTCCAGTAGAATCGATAT